AAGACAAGAAAACGGTGGTGTACACCTTGAAATCTGAAGACCACCAAGGATTCAAGAGCTTAAAGAAATTGTACTTAGACGAAGAAGATATAACAGAATACAGGTTTGCTAACAAATACCTAGATTCTTACGAACACTGGAAGATTCTGTTAAAGTGCACTTGGTTTAAGCCACTAGTTGAAAGTTGGCGAGAAGAACTCAAACTTAAGCTCCAATCCCGTTTGTACCGATTATTGTACAAAATACTGGATTCTGACGAAAACGGGGATATCCCAGCCATTAGAATGGCCCTAGGAGCCCTAGAGAAGCCCAAGGAGGGGGATAAAACTAAAAAGAGCACCCGGAGTAAGGGTAGGGTCGCTAAAACGCACAGAAACGCTTCTAATAGCTTTCTAGCCACTAACCACGGTTTAGACACTAAAATGCCAGAAACTGAGGAAGAGTGGGAAGAGTACCAAGAATCTCAAGAAACTGCGCAGTTACAGGAAGCTTATGCGCGCCTTATTAAGTAATACACGTAGCTACTTAAGTACTAAAGTACATAAGTTAATTAACTCTTTATCTTTATATCTTAATATAACTTTAGTAACTATAGTAATACTAATGTTAACAGTTGGTGTTGTCTACTCTCAAGAATCCTATTTGGACAAGTTTCCAGCTTGTCACGGGTATATCGACTACAAATGTAGTTGCACCCATAACGTTTGTTGGGAAGTTAAACCTGGTGAGTTTGAGAGCTTAGGTAACGGATTGTGGAAGTATTTACAGACTGGGGAAGTTGTTAAACAAAAGTTTTGGTCTCCTGATGGAGTATTCAGAGCTTGTGCCTTTGATCCACTAAAGTGGTCACAAGGCTTAGTAGGACCAGGTAATCCAATATCTTGTCTATTTCCTCCAATGCCCAAGGGATCCTAATGGAACTTATTGAATGGTTAGATCACTCGTCGTACGACAGAACTGGCTGGAGAGATCTTGACCGTCTATTAGAATTAACTCCCTATAAAGTTCAATCCGTAGGATGGGTTGTAAAAGATGCTAAAGATCACCTGATTATAGCTGGCCACCGATCTGTAGACCAGACTTCGTATACAGGCGAAATGTGCATTCTGAAAAAAGATATTACTAAAAGGAAAAAGATAAAGGGGGTTTAATGAATCCGGAGTATATAAATAGTATTGCAGCCCTATTCACAGCGGTAGCTGTTATGGGCGTTATGCTACAGGGGTGGTTTATTAAAAAGGCCATTACTGACGTAGCGGTGCACACAAATAGCATTAAAGATGAATTAGTAGCTGAAGTAAGATTAGCTTCGTTTGCTAAGGGTCAATTAGCTGGAAAAGAGGCTCCTACCTCTAATGTTTCCCCAGAGAAGGATTCACGCGGATGACAATAAGAGAATTCCTATTCGGAAGAAATCCATCTAGTGAGCGAAGATTGGATGAACTTAATAAAACGCTCAAACTACTCATGAGAAGGATACAACACATGATTCCCACAATGGAACGCCTAACGGCGGTCGTAACACGCAATACAGAAGTTTCCGCTTCTGTCATTGTACTGGTTGAAGGTCTTGCACAACAGCTGCGCGATGCAGTTGCAAACGGTGCAAGCAAAGAGCAGCTACTCGCACTTGCAGATGAAATTGAACAGTCTGCAAACCGAGAGGCAGCTGCTGTTGAAGCAAACACGCCTCAAGCCCCAACACCAGTAGAGTAATTAAAGGAACATTGGAAGTGCCCCCTTAACCGGGGGCTCTCCAATATAAACAACATGGTGTATTACACAAAACCAAAGAAGAAAAAGAAGAAGTCAAAGAAGGGTAAGAAATAAATGGCACGCGTATACAATGGTCCGTCAACACAAGAATCTCCTGCAGTATCTGCGACAGTAGTTACTCCCCACGATACTAATGAACTCCCCGTAGCTTCGCGTGCTTTGTACGTAGGCATTACTGGAGATTTAACAGTACGTCTAGTTGGTATGGGATCAGGTACAGTAGTATTTACTAACGTTCCTGTTGGATGGCATCCAATTTCAGTAAGTTTAGTTCACACGGATACAACCGCTGACGAAATAGTAGCAGTTTGGTAATTTAGAATATGCTCGGGCTTGGTCTTGATCTGTGGGTTGACGTAGTCGGCCGATCTGCTGGTGGAGGCGACAGTGTCGCTTCTGCAACTATTATGTTATCCAATCGTACAACTCCAGAAGGGGCTATAGGTTCCTACGTTGCTACGTTGTCAGTTGTAAATGGTTCGGGAACATACACGTTCACGATCACCTCTGATCCTGATTCTAAGTTTGATATTCAGAACGACGATGAATTATTTAACGATGCAGCATTGGATTTCGAAACCGCAGAATCTCACTTGGTGACTATCTCGGCTGACAATGGTGTTGACGATCCGATTTCCCGTCAGTTTACAATCACTGTGACGGATGCTGAAGAAGTTGTTCCGGCTATTGTCTTAGACACTAATACTGTTGCCGAGGATGCAGAAGTCGATGCAGCGGTAGGTACGGCTTCAATAGATGAAGCGGTAACGGGTACACCTGAATGGTCCCTCGTTGACGACGCAGCTGGTCAATTCCAAATTAATTCAAGTACTGGCGCAATTACAGTTGCTGGTGCGATCACAGGGAATAGCGACACAATCGAGGTTGCTGTTACTGGCGTCACGCCGTCGGTTGATAACGAGATATTTACGATTAATACAATTCTAGCAGCGCCGGTTCTTGATCTTCTGGCAGAAAGTGACACAGGATCGTCAGACACCGACAATATATCAACAGACACAACGCCGACCTTTACGGTTGCGTTTAGTGACCTAACGGCTGCTGATCATACAATCCGAGTGTTTGACGACGCAGAACTGGTTGCTACTCACGTTCTTACTGCCGGAGAAGTAATTTCCGGCAATGTGAACCTTGAACTGCCTGTCATGACTGCGGGTACGCATCCGATCATGGTCACGGCGGATAACGGTAACGGGCAAAGCCCAGTATCGAATGAAATCAGCTATGTTCTTGACTTGACGGCACCGGTTACTCCGACACTCAGTCCGCTTGATAATGCGACGGACGTTGCTCTTGACGCGGCAATTACAGTGACGTTCGCGGAGAACATAGCCTTTGGTAGTTCGGTCACGATTGGAATTTACGAAACAGACGATACGCCTGTAGTTGAATACACCGAAATAGATATAGACGCAGGGATTGCCATTTCTGGGGCGGTGCTGACGATCACCAATCCGGGGCTGACAGCGGGAACCGGGCATTATATTCAGATAGCTTCCGGCTCTATTACGGACATTGCTGGCAACGCTTACGCGGGGATAACAGACGAGACGAGCTGGAGCTTCACGGCGATTGCAGCTTCTGCTGGCTTGGTCGTAGAGGCTGCAACTAGCGATGGCGATGCGGATAACGATAACAGTATTGTCGTGAATCTACCTGCTGGTATTCAAGCAAATGATTTACTTATCGTCGCAACGAAGACTTCATCAGGAGCGGTTACATGCACGGAGCCTGCGACTTGGAGTACGTTGGTTAATGCAACTGGCGGTCTTGCAGTATTTTGGAAAGTCGCTTCTGGAGGCGAAGGTACTACGCTTACGATTGGCGGCGACGGTAACATGCGAATGTCTACCGTTGCATTCAGAATCTCCGGCGCGTCTGGCAATATAGAGGGAAGTGGTTCACCATCATGGGGCACAACTAACGACCCGGCGTCAATCACCCCAACATGGGGATCGAAGGAAACCCTGTTTGTCGCAATTTCCTCTGTTAATACAACTGATGATCCCTTCACAGCGGCACCAACAAATTACACCGGGTTTGTGCAAGGTCAAACGGCGGCAGCCTCGGCATCAACGGCGCATAACCAAATAGCTGGCGCATATCGTCTGCTTACGGCTACTTCGGATGATCCCGGTACGTTTACTGGTGGCGCAGGAAGCGCGACGGTTTTTCGTACGATCACGATTGCAGTTGAGCCAGCCTAATGTCTCATTTGTTAACTACGTTTCACTGGCAACAAGCGCTTAGTACAGCCAACGTACCGAATGAGAATGCGACCGTTAATGTTCCTTATGACGGATATACGCCAGACACGGCGGGCGGCATTACGCCGTATAGCTACGTGGTGCTGTCCGGCTCTCTTGGCGCGTTGTCCCTTAATGCTGGTACAGGAGCAATCACTGGAACGCCCACAAGCGTAGAAACACTGACTGCTGTTGTTCGTGTTACCGATTCTGCTTCGCCTGCAAATACGTACGATATCAATGTTTCGATTGAAGTTGTCGGTTCACTGACAATCGAGAATCAGGCTGACGGCTTCGGCGCACTGACAAAAGCAGGTGCGGGCGGGTTGTTCCCGGTTCATTCAGGGACTATCTCGGGCGCTGAAATTACGGCAGGAGATTCATCTGGTCATTGGCAAATTACGGACAATGGATACCTGACACCAACTGCGACTGGCGTTGCTGCTGGCTTGAATGGCGGACCTTACGTGTTGACGATTACCGGCGATGATTTCGAGTTCGTATGGACGATTTCGATTGACGCCAATGCTTTCGATGTTTCATCGACTACAGAGCTACTCGCGGTAATTCCGATCAACGTCACTCCGTCACTTGTACAGGATAAGACTATCTATCTTCGTCCCGGCCAATATGGTGATCCTAACGGAAGTGCGCTTCTAACGATTGACAGGGTGAAGCCGACTGCTGCAAATCCACTTCTGATAACGACGCGCGACCCAATCGAGATCGACGTAAGAACTGTTATCACAAAGGACGCTGGCAATCCCGGTATTCTTCCGAGGGTGCGTATTCTCAGGTGCAACGGAATTATTTTCAGGGGAATTGGCTTCCATCATAATTTTTACGAAGGTGCATCAGATAACGGTGGTGTTGTTTCGATTAGTCTAGATGCTTTCGATATAACGTTCGATCAGTGTGAAGTATGGGCACAAGAAGGATTAGAGCCCGGTCCGGCATCAGATGCTAATTTTAGTGGTATTCGTGGAGAAGGTCAGAGTGGAACGAGTAATCTGCATGTAACAAGTTGCGAAATCCACCACGTTCGCTTTGGACTTGGCACCGCCATTAATGGGACTGGTAATGAATACATTGGAAACCATCTTCATCATTGCTTAGACTTTATTCATTTAAATGCCACGAATGATAACCTCAAATTTAATTGGAATGTCGAGCATTCAACCGTTTATCAGAGTCATGCCGATTTTCTTCAGGCCATCGTTACTGGGAACACATCCGATACTACCGATATAGAAATTATCGGCAACCGAATGTTTAGCTCCGGCGACCATGTACAAGGGCCATTTTTTGATAACTACGCAGCGGGCGCGGTGCACTGGTTTAGGCGCGTGACGCTCATCGGCAATATAATTTGTAGTGGCGGAAGCAATGCAATCCTGTTCAACTGGCGCAACGATGATGTGATTGCTCGTAATAATACCGTTGTTCGTGACAAGCGTATGGCTAGTGGGTTTATGAATATTCTTTCTGTCAGTGAGCGGCGAAACTGGGTGTTGGAAAATAACGTCGCAGAGACATTCATCGGCAACGTACCGTCGCCAGACTTTCATCACATCACGCAGATAAATAATCTCAAGGTGCGTCCATCGGGAACGGGCGGCACTGCGTATGACGTGGCCTTCGATGATACCGATGCGGACGGGCCAACGGTCGATACGCTCGCGGATTTGATGGCGAAACTTGCACCAAAAACTTCTGGCCCCCTCGACGTAACGCCCAAGATCGGCGCTATCGGAGTTGTGGATTGGGATACCAGAACCGTAACGGACTTGTCCGGTGACTACACGCCAACAGAATGGACATTCACTGACCTGACAAACCAGACTGTCGATACGGTTGTAACGCACGCAGCGATTGTTTATGATGCAGACGATGGGGCGAACGTCGCGCTTGACGATGACTCGCTGCCCTATGCCGAGTTTCGGATTCTCGACACCGACGAGACGGGCGTTATCACGGATTGGGGTACGGATTGGACAACTATAGACACCGGGCAGTTTTTCCAGATCAGGATGACTACCTCCGATCAAGCAGCGACGGAAAGATTGGCAACGCTTTGGGTTGGCTATAACAGCTTCGATACTTGGAGCGTTACGACAGCAGCCTAGAATTAATAAAAATTAAGGAATAATTGTGCCGGATAATGAATTTGTTAACGGATACACGCGTAAGGATGACGCAAACATACACAGGGAACTCGGAGGAATACAAGCAAGACTTTCAAACATTGAGACAAGGATGATGTACGATAAAGCAAGTGCCCTTAGATTCCACGAGAAGATGGATGATATCGGTTCTGAGATGGCTAAAATATCGGGAGGTTTAAAAGTGTTTGTCGTACTCGCCGGACTTATAGGCGGGGCCATGAGTTTCTTAGTGAGTTGGATTCGAGGATAATACTTGACCCCTCAAGAAATAAAGCTCCAGATCAAAGAGCGCGCCGAGTCAGACCTACAGGCGTTTATAACATTAATACATCGTCATAGAGTTCTTGGTAATGTACACAGAGAAGTAATTGATTGGTGGACACGTCAAGATGCAAAGAGCCATCAGCTCTTGCTTCTTCCACGAGATCACCAAAAGAGTGCTTTAGTAGCTTACAGAACTGCGTGGAGAATTACAAAAGACCCAACATTGCGTGTTCTATTTATATCGAGCACAGCAAACTTAGCTATTAAGCAATTAAAGTTTATTAAGGATATCTTCACCTCAGACATTTACCGCCAGTTCTGGCCGGAAATGGTTAATGCGGAAGAAGGTTTTAGAGAGAAGTGGACGGAACGCGAGATCAGCGTCGATCACCCACTTCGCAAAAGAGAAGCGGTAAGAGATCCAACTATCTTTACAGCTGGTCTTACTTCTAACATCGTTGGCATGCACTGTGATATAGCAGTTCTTGACGACGTTGTTGAACGGGGAAACGCCTACACAGAAGAAGGCAGAGAGAAGGCACGATCACAGTATTCTCTCCTATCATCCATCGAAGGGGTAAACAGCGAAGAGTGGGTCGTTGGTACTCGGTACCACCCTAAAGATCTCTACCAAGATTTAATAGGAATGGAGATTGAAAAATATGGACCTGATGGAAATGTTGTTTCGAAGGAACCCCTTTTCGAAGTCTTTGAGCGAGCAGTTGAAAACGTTGGAGATGGAACTGGAACGTATCTCTGGCCTCGTCAACAGCGCTACGACGGAAAATGGTTCGGATTCGACCAAGAAGCTCTCGACAGAAAACGATCCCAATACACTCATAACAAAAACCAATTTAGAGCCCAATACTACAATAATCCTAATGACGACTCGGACTCCCCAATCCCCCGAGACCACATCCAGTATTACGACCCCAACTACCTCTCAAGAAAAGGAGGAAGATGGTACTACAAAAACAGCCCAATGAATGTCTTCGCAGCCATGGACTTTGCGTTCAGTCTGCGAAAAGAAGCTGATTACACAGCGGTTGTTGTTGTAGGCGTCGACCACCAAAATAATTATTACGTCTTAGATATTGATCGTTTTAAATCTGACAAGATAAGCGACTATTTCAACCACCTATTAAAGTTGCACGAGAAATGGGATTTCAGAAAGCTACGAGCGGAAGTCTCGGTAGCACAAGCCGTCATAGTAAAAGACTTAAAAGAAAATTACATACGCCCTTACGGGCTAGCGCTCTCTATCGACGAACACAGGCCAAATAGATACGGGGGCACTAAAGAGGAACGCGTAATGGCGATCCTCCAACCACGTTACGCTAACATGCAAATGTGGCACTACCATTCAGGCGCGTGTCAAATTCTGGAAGAAGAATTACTCAGCGCAAATCCAAGTCACGATGACGTGAAGGATGCTTTAGCTTCAGCAGTAGACTTGAGCGTAGCTCCTACGTTTAGTAGATTAAGACAGGGACAACATGAGAATCAATTTAAACCGCACCAACGTTTCGGAGGAATTTCGTAAGTGACTGGAAAAGTTTTACATCTTGAAGATGTAATTCAACCTGAAAGACTCGCAACTCGTATTGCTGAGAAATGGGTTGAGTGGGATATGATGCGGGCTCGGAAGCGATCTCAGTGGGAGGAAGTACTTCGGTACGTAACTGCTACTGATACCACGATGACATCCAATTCGGATCTTCCGTGGAAGAACAAGACGACAATTCCTAAGACGTGTCAGATATACGATAATCTTGTTGCTAATTATCTTGCAACGTTATTCCCCCAACGCAAATGGTTAATATGGGAAGCTGCCGAACGTAATTCAAATAGCGCGCGTAAGCGCAAGGCTATTGTAAATTACATGCAATGGGCTATTGCTCAAGCTAGTTTCAAGCGGGAAATGAGTAAGTGTATCCACGACTACGTAATCTACGGAAACCCAATCGGAACTGTAGAATGGGTAGACGAGCGTGTACAACTTCCCGATAAGACGCAAGCTGGATACGTCGGTCCTGCAATGCGTAGAATCAGTCCTTTGGATATTGTCTTCAACCCAATTGCAGAAAGTTTTCAATCTACACCTAAGATTATAAGATCTTTGGTGTCTATGGGCGAAGTTAAGAAGATGCTCATGCGTATGTCTACGGATGAAAACCGTGAAGAGTATCAAACTCTTTGGGATTACCTCGTAGACGTCAGACAGCGTTGCACGACTTACGAAGGGGACGTCCAGCATAAAGATGCTATCTATGAGATCGAAGGATTCTCGTCTTATAGAGATTACTTAGATTCTGATCAAATGGAGATCCTTACTTTCTACGGAGATATGTTTGATCCGGAGAGTCAAGAGTTCTTAGAGAATCACGTAATAATAGTTGTCGATAGACACAAATTAATTGGCAAGAAACCTAATCCATCTTTCTTTGGTTATCCGCCTATTTTCCACAGTGCTTGGCGTATGCGTCAAGATAACTTGTGGGGTATGGGTCCGTTAGATAATCTAATTGGGATGCAGTACCGAGTTGATCATGTCGAGAACATGAAAGCTGACGTCATGGACTTAGGGACGTATCCGGTACAAAAGATAAAAGGTTTCGTAGAAGACTACACCTGGCAGCCCGGAGAGAAGATCTTTGTAGGCGAAGAGGGTGATGTTACCTTAGAAGTACCTGATGTTCAGCTAACACAAACTAATATGGAGCTTGGACAACTTCTTCAGTTAATGGAAGAGATGGCTGGTGCTCCTAAAGAAGCTATGGGCTTTAGAACTCCAGGTGAGAAGACTAAGTACGAAGTACAACGTCTTGAAAACGCAGCTTCGCGTATCTTCCAAAATAAGATTAAACAGTTCGAAGAACAGTTTGTAGAACCATTACTTAACGCAATGTTAGAGATGGCCCGTAGAAATCTTACGGGTATTGCTTCCATCAGTGTATTTGATGATGAATTCAAAGTAGCAGACTTTAAGGATCTGACCGTTCAAGATATTACAGGTATCGGTCGCATTAAACCTGTTGCTGCAAGACACTTTGCTGAACAAGCAGAAGCAGTTCAAAATCTAAGTAACTTTGCTCAGAGTCCATTCTTACAGCTTTGCGCTCCACACATCTCAGGAGTTCAGCTTACTAAGTTCTTTGAGACAATGTTTAACTTAGAAGACTTTGAAATATTTACACCGTACATTGCTCTGTCTGAACAAGCTGATGCGCAAAGACATGCTCAAGCTATGGAAGAACAAGTAGCGATGGAACAACAGACGGCTACAGGCATGGGCGAAGACTTCGACGTAATGCCGCAGCCTGAAGAAATGATGAACATGAATCCAGAGGAGACCCCTGCCTGATGCAAATTGCTTGGACCAAGCACATCAAAGATCCAGAGAAGAAGAAAGAATTTGAGACCCTAGTAAGAAACAATGTGACGTTACTAAGACGTCTAAGAGAAATTCTTGAAGAGGAAGACAGAGGACTAAGTTCTTCTGAGAGAAGTATAAAAGACTTTGACCAACCCAACTGGGAATATCGTCAAGCTTTTAAAAACGGGTACAGATCGTGCCTTAACGTAATTAAGAAATTAACAGAATTGGAGACCAACCCAAATGTCGGATAACATTTTAGATCCCGCGAACAACGACCAAGATGTTCGACCAGACCCCGATAAAAACTATTGGCAAGAATACGTTGGACCTGGAGGAAAATTCCACGACCCCGACGAAGAAAAGGCTAAGCAAAAGCTAGCCTACGCCAAAGCGGAGTCAGATGCATACATTCGGACCTTAGAGACTAAGCTCGATGATATTCGAGCGGATTATCTCAAGGCTCGCGAAGAAGGTGCATCGCAGGCAAGTGTTGCAGAATTAGTCGACCAGATTAAAGCTCTACAAGATAAGCTTACTAGTAACGATGAACTCGCGAACGAAGCAGTTAAGCCTGATTTCAAGCCTGAACAAATAGAAGAACTGGTAACGCAAAAGTTCTCCGAAGCTGAAAAGAAGCGGAAACAAGAGCAGAACCGTTCTTTTGTACAGGATAAACTGCGAGAGGCCTATGGTGCAGATTACCAACGGACTCTTCGTGAACAAGTCACTACTCTTGGATTAGAGTCAGAATTCGTGAATGATTTAGCAAGTAACCACCCCCAGGTTCTTTTAAAGACCCTAGGCATTGGAGAAAAACCAAATCAAGATCTATTTGACGCTCCTCCGCGTAATGAGAGAAATATGGGTAATTTCAAGCCAGGTAACTCTGGTAAGAGAACACGTTCGTATTACTTGAAGATGCGGCAGACTGATCCCAAGGCGTACCATGACGAAAAAACAAATATTCAGATGCACAAAGATATGGCTCACTTCGGTGACGAATTCTTTGATACGGCTGAATAAAGCTTATTAATCGGTCGTAAGACCGATACGGAGACACATAACACATGGCTGGTATGCTAACTACAAATACTCAGTTCATGCTAAGAGATCAGATCTATTCAAGTGATCTGAAACAATTGCTCTTAGATGATCTGTTAGCTATGCGCTTTGTGAAGAACATCGAAAACTTCCCGGATGGTAACACGTTTAACATCCCAAGTCTCGGTGAAGCCGAAGTCAATACTTACGTTGAAGGCCAAGCTGCCAAGTATACCGCAATGGATACTGGTAACTTCACTTTCTCGTTTGAACAGTACATCCAGTCGGGCACATTCATTTCTGAAAAGATGCGAATGGACTCTTTCTGGGCGCCGCAAATTGAAGCAGCGTTCGTACCTCGGCAGCATCGTGCTCTTATGGAGAATGTCGAAACCTACATCTTGGCTCGACCGAATGCTTCACAAACAGCATCTAACCTAAATGACTATAACGGTGGCGATCACCGTTGGGTCGGTGGAGGTCTCAACGAGACTCTCACCGTCGAAGATTTCGAGCGTGCTCGTTACAGCCTTACAAAGGCTAACGTGCCACTTTCGAATCTTACCGCGATCGTCGACCCCTCAACTGTTTACGGCTTGGCTACGTCGCCAAACGTTTCGAACTTCCTTACCCCCATGCCAATGTGGGAAGGCGTGGTTCGCGACGGTATGACCTCAGGCATGAAGTTCAGGTTTAACCTGGGCGGATTCGACATCTATACGTCGAATTACTTGCCGAACGGCATCAGTGAAACTGTTGATGGACGTACCGTTACCACTGGCGTTGCTAATTTCCTCTTCAGTGCTACACCTGGCGACACTCTACCTATCATTGGTGGGTTCCGTCAGATGCCGCGCGTCTTCACGGAGTTCAATAAAGACCTCCAACAGACAGAGTATCTTACAACTGCTTACTATGACTACAAAGTCTATCGCCCTGAAAACACGATCGTTATCCTCACGGATACGGATCAAGTTGGTTAATAGAGGTACACAATCATGGCAGAAATGAATGCAGATGGCCTGTACCTTAAGTTTGGCACTGAAAAAGGTCAGCCGACCGATGGTGGTGCCTACGTAACTACAGGTGCATTAAGAGAAGTCGAAATCACAATTGATGACATGACTACTCTAACGACTACACACGCAATCCACAGTGACGCTATCCGAATTCCTCGGGGTGTACGTATTCAAGAGATCGAGGTTATTACCGAGACTGTTGCAACTACGTCTACTTCCGCGGCTTTGGATGTCGGACTTGTGAGAGACGACAGAACCACAGCAATCGATGTTGATGGTCTTGTTGACGCCCTTGCTGTAACATCCATGGATGGAGCAGGCGAGACCACACTTATTCAAGGTCCCGCTTCTGCCCCTGCTGGAGCTCTCGTGGGGACTACTCTTGCAAACTCTGGCTATATTGTAGTGGGAACTTCCACAGGAACCTTTACCGCTGGTAAAGTTGTTGTGAAGATTCGCTTCTACACGCCGGATCCTGCGTAAACTAAGAATGGGTTGGAGGGGGTTTAGGCTTCCTCCACTCCTTCATAAATGGAGAAACATAAATGGTAACATATCCCAAAAGTAGGACTATACTCCTCGGCGATCAAGAGCTCCAAGTAGACCAATTGTCTCTTGGTGGCGTGAACGTCGGTGGACATATAATTAAAGCTGCGGAAGTTACTTACACTGAAACTGACGGAGCTGGTGCTTATCTAG